ATGAACTACCACGCAAGGCTGCCATTATTGCAACGAACCACTTTAAAAACAACTTTAGACTGGGTGGTTTTACCAACAATGGCAACAAAACTTGGGCTACAACCGTCCGACAAAGGTATGGAAGTCGATATAAACCTTTGACTTCTGGAACTGACACACTTATGCGAAGTTTCTCTTCGCAAGTTTTGCCAGGCACTGTTATTATCAGCAATTCGCAACCATACGCAAACTACCATAATAACGGAGCAACTATAACTGTTACACCCAGAATGAAGAAGTTCTTTTGGGCAAAGGCTTATTCAATAGCAGGACAAAAGAAAGGCAAAGATAAAGACAAAAAAGCAAAGATGAGCTTTGACGCAATGCCACCAGAAGCAAAAATGTGGATGAGTTTAGCACTCACAAAAAAGAAGACACTAAAAATCCCACAGCGAAGATTTATAGGTGAGAGTTACGAACTCAACCAGAAGTTAAGAGAAATGATAGAAAAGAAGTTAAACGAATTAAAAGAAAAAGCATATGGAAGAACTGATCATTAATTTGATAGAGGAAATAAATAAGAACATTCCTCAACTGTCACTAATAGATGAAGATTACGGACAACTAGACGCCATCGATGATGAAAATAAAGACATGTACCCACTGACATATCCTGCAGTTCTCATTGATGCATCAAGTTGTCAGTGGAGTAATTTATCGGACTTAAAACAAGAAGGAGAGTGTACCGTTGTAGTTAAGCTTATTATGGATTGCTATGATGACACTCACAGAAATTCAAAGACAATTGATAGAATTATGCAACGTGAAGATTTAAGAAAAGCCTTGCATAATACACTGCAAGGCTTTCGTCCAAATAACGATGGCGCACTTATACGCACATCAAGTAGATATACAACGATAAATCATGGGATAAAGCTATATGAATCTACATACACATGTAGAATTTCAGAAGCTATTCAGCAAAAAAGGAAGGTTCAGAAGTCTTCGATTTCGTTCGACGTGAAGGTCTAAAGCCTTGATAACGGCTATTTTTTATAGTCTTTCCATCAATGGTTACACCCTCCGTAAGCATGCGTTTGATAATTCTTAGCGTTGTTGCTTCGCTTAAAAAGAATTCATCAAAGGCTAGTTTGCGGATGGTGTCGTCGAATCGAAGGCGTTGCACTTCGCTCCAGTAGTAATATCGCTCAAACAATTTCTTATCTCGAAGTTCAATGAGCTCTTTATCTCGACCTTTTGCCATAGGTGCAAATATACAAAAACCAATCATAAAACCAAACAAACACATATAGTTTTTCTGCAATAATGTAAAATTGGGTATTACCCAAAAAATACCCAATTCTACCTGCAATAATGAAAAACTGGGTATTACCCAACGAATACCCAGTTTATATATTTTACCCTTTAAAGCCTATAAAGCCCATTAATAAAGCACCACAACGGCATACAACTTTATTTCAAATAATGCAAACTGGGTATTACCCAATAAATACCCAATTCTATCTACAACAATAAAAAGGTGGGTATTACCCAACGAATACCCACCTTTATTTATCCTTATCTTTTAAAGCCTATAATCTACAGAATGATGGTTCTATCTTGGTCCAAACGCCCTTATCATTCAAATGGAAGAAATAGTAGTTAAGTGCTGTTTTCTGAACGACGTTACTTTCTTTGAATAACGTCATTATTTCTGCATATTCGTTATCGAACTTATCTTCTAAAGCGTATAGCTTTGATATTGATTTGTAATCCAAATCACCTGCATTGTTGCGCTCTAAAAGGGTCATAGCAAGTTGATACATTGGATCAGCAGTACCTTTGTCGGTCTTCTTTGCATACTCCTTAAGGTATTTCACAAGTCTTTCTGCAGCGATATTTGCACGCTCATCAAAGCCTTTTACACTATTCGAAGAGACCTCCAACTTGAAAGAACCATTCACAAGTGTAAAGTTGCGCTGCTCACTTTTGCGAAGTTGTCCATATTCACTCATAACTTCCTTAAATGACTCACACTCTTTATTTAACCAGTCTTTAAAAAGTGCTACATCTGTTGCTACTGCTAATAGCTTAGATTCAACCTGTAGAAGTAGTTCTTTTCTTAAAGCTTCGTAAGCGTTGCGCTTTCCAACTCGTTCTTGCTTTTCTTCATTCTGCAACTCTGCTAGTAGTTGCTTCTTTTGCTCTGTAGATAAGCCTGCTAACATTGATTTATTTTCCATTTAATTATACTTGTTTTGATTATTAATATTGTTCTTTTTATTTGCGTTCTCTCTGATGATCACAATTTGAAGTTCTTGTAAGATGTCTTTCTTTCTAGCTTTAAATCCACCCTTTGAAAGAATGCTATACAACTTTTGCCTTACTGCTGCATGTTCCATTATATTTAAGTACCTGAAGGGCTTTCCAGCAATTCTTTTCGAAAGACAAATGGCGTCAACTTTATTCCAGTTAGTCGTATCAACATTGAACTCCTTTTGCAAAAGCTTTAAAGTTGCACTTCGCTCTTTTCTTATCTTATCTTTTATTCCTACAATATCCTCAAGTTGATTTATCAAAGTGAAATATTCCCGATCATCAATCTCTCTTAAGCTTGTTGTCCGCCCATCTGTGATGCGTGAAATAAGAGCTCTTTTATATTCCTCTTGCTCTTCTTTGTCCGTATAGATATAGCGAAGAAGAAAGTAGAAATACTTGTAATTATTTATCTTTTTCATTCTCTAATTCTCTCTAAAGCGAATAACAGCCATTGTCACTTGATTTCTTTTAATTGCAATTGAGTACTCATTTTCATCTTCGCAAATCTCTGCAGTGAGATTGGTTTTTTCGTTCAGAACTGTTCGCTTTTTAATTGCAAGAAGTTCCTCGTTCATTTCAGCGCAGAGAGTAATCCATGTAAAGCTTTCATTGCTTTTAGAAGTGATAAAGCGAAAATATTGCTCTAGCAACTTAATCCACTTTGGGTGCTTCTTTCCACATCTAGTTTCAAAATAAAATTTACCTTTCATATTGCGATAATTTATAATCTACATACACCTGGCGTGCAACAGTTAAAGTATCATTCACGCTATTTTTTAAACTCTCAACAGGAATCAAAGGCAAGCCATTGTGACAAACGTACAAAGTACCATTGTATTCAGTTACTTGAATTGCCACTTTTGCATCGTTGCAAACTCTATTCTCAAGCTCAATTCTTCTTGTCTTTTTCTCATTCTCGCACGTAGTTCTAAACCAGCTTGCAATGTTCGTTAAAATATTTTTCATCTTTACTTATTATTTATTTGTTGTTTCCACTCAATTGTCACCACTGCATCTAGTACACCAGTTCCTCCACACATTAGGCAAGGCTCTTTCACTGGTTCATTATATGAATTGTGAGACCAAAAATATCCATTGCCCTGGCATTTATTACAGAAGTGATTTTCACTTACCACTTGTTCCTTTGCAACCGTCTTGCAATCCTTACTCAATCTTACAAAACCTGCAGTGCTTATTGGATTATAATTTCCAGGAAAACTAGGTGTTGTTAAATTAATTATTTCACTTACTTTACTCATCGTTGTTATTTATTTCATTGTCTATCTCGTTTTTCTTTTCAACTGCGATTTTATTTCCATATCGAATTGCTCCTTCGTCCCAAACGACAAAACCGCCACCGCCTGCAGTTTCCTTTTCACGACCAGAGCAAAGTGCCATAAATCCAGATACTCTAATCTTCACGCCTGCAGCATATCTCAATCGAACGGCATCTGCACCCATCGGACGACTTTTGTATTCTTGCGAAATGAAAATAAAGCTTTTCTTATTGAAGGTTTCTATTAGTTCCATTGCATCTTGGTAAGTCCAATTCGCCATCTGAAAGCTGTCTATAATAACAAATCGAGGACTTTTAGGCTTAGACAATCTTTCTTTCAACAGGTTTATATCAGGGTCTTCTATGATGCTTAATTTTCGTCCAACAGAGTTCATCTCAAACATCTTAAGTCTTCGCTGAAACGACTGCCTTATACCTTCTTCTGCACTCACATATAAAGTCTTTCCATATTCACAAAGCTTTTTTGCTAATTGCATCACAAAAGAGCTTTTACCTTGCGCTGATGCTCCAGAGATAAACCAAGTTTCATTCATTGCAGGACGTCCGAATGATTCTCTCCATTGTCCATTCCATTTGATGACTTCATATTTCTTCTGTGAAACTTCACGAGGATTGTACGCTCTTATTTGCTTTGTCATTCTTTTTCACCTCCAGCTTT